AACCACTCCGTCTTGAGGTAGTCGGGCGTTTTATGTTAAACGCTCGTACGTCAATCCCGTGGAGGTAATCACCCCCACAGGATTCTCGGAAGTTTCCTGACCAATAACTCTTTTCAGAGTTTATAATCATACCCAACATAGAGGTGACCTTTTTGAGTAAAGGCACACAACTAGTGGGGATTATGCAATCATCACCAAAGACTGAGGATCTTTCCAATATTCCATTCGGACAACACTTAGTGTGTCCTGAGTGGAACAAGGAGAGATCGTCAAAGTTCTTTGTGTGATCAGTTGCGACGGAAAGGGCGAGAAATATCAGCGTTTCAATAGGAAATGTTGTTGCATTGCCCATAGTGCTAAACATGTTAAGTTTCACAATAGAATCTTTAAGATCCATGTGTGATACCCTAACAGCGTTTAGTACCTTGAACCAATCTGGTGGAAATAAAAATTCCACTAGACCGATCGATATACAGTCAGAGGCAGAACTAAAATCAATGGTGGCATGGAAACCACTAGTTGATGACAGATCCGCTAAAGACTTGTGTACATCTGGTAAAACACTGACATCAAAGCCAAACTCGGCTAATCGTTTATACATGATACCCATGAGACCCTGCTGGAGAAACATATTTCCAGTAGGCTCGATAGCTATCATACGATTAATCTTGTTTGTCTTTGGGACAGTTGTAGCCCGTGATGCCCCTTCGAAGGAATACTTGTCCGTTTCCGGACGTGTGCTATTAAATGTTTCAATAGCCCAGTTTAACCTATGGTCAAATTGTAAGTATCGATCGAAGTAAGGCTGTGCGTTACGCGTAATACTAATTGGATAGGAAAGTTTTTTGTTTATTGAGGTATCCGAGAACGGAACCCCAATTGACACTCCTCCTGAGTTTTTACACTCAAGGAAGAATTCTTCCATATCTAATCGCGCCAGAACTTGATGACAGAAACTACGTGCTCGTAATAAGCATTTTGTCATGTCATCATAACTGGCTAGAACTCTAGGAGCAACAGGGAATGAAAATAAACCCTTTTGTCCTATGTGTTCATTCATTTCAAGAAACTTATCGAACGTTTTGCGTTCGAGGGTTTTATGATCTGCGTTTTCAAAAAGATACTTTTTTAGAAAAGTATCAGATTGATTTTGTATTACATAGTTGCGTGCGCAAGGTGGCAACCCCAAAAGGGGATGCTTCCTTAAGTCACGTCGGATGTGCTGGCTGAGAGTGGTTACCACCCAGTCAGCATTGAGATCTTCTATATTGTTGACCTCAGGTTGGAACATCTTATTCATTGGATATTTCTCCATTGATAAAGTTTTTACGACTAGCAATAAATTGCTATGCGTAGTCAAAAAGGGCTACAAAAGCCCCACTATTTCGAAATAATTATGAAACTGATAAAGCTTCATAATAATTATCGAAATCCGAATCGCTCAATAACTGAGCGGCGATAAAACGCATATCAGTAAGATCGGCTGTACTAGTCTCAACAGAGCTAGAAAAGTCAATTTTTACTGTATTCACCTTCCATGTTACACCGTCAGCCAATAATATTGGATAACGGAGAGTAACGGAGGGCGATCTTGCGTAAATCCGTCCGGAGACGACGCGTTTGGTTTAGATCTTGTGACCGTAAATGAAGCTGTTTTCTTATCGACATTTGATGTCTTATCGAAAACAATTTCGTTACGGTCTAAAGAATCACCCAAGCTCGTAAAAGCTTCTGATGCTCCACCGGTTGCTGCAATAGCAGTACTACCAACGCTAACGCTGGCATTTGAGATAGTAGGCATTATATGCTCTCCTATTTAAAGATCTGAAGTAGAATTACTTCATATTGCGTAAAATTAACGCAACTAGATCTATTACTTTTGTCACCGTGTTGACCAAACCGGTCAAGTTTATCGGTGGTACGACGTCTGATAATCCAGGGGCCCAAGGGACCCGGGAATATTGAAACCTTTTAAGGGTTACAAGATCAGAGTCGAGTCGGATAATTTCGATTCCATTTTGATGAATAAAACGAAAGGATTGCTCCCTGTTTTCCTTCTTCGTAATGTAACCAAAATTGATCGTAAGACGAGGATCAACGAGATTTGTAAGACCTTCGATACCTGATGAAGTATCAGCTATCCGGTCTATCATAAAGGAATAGGGCATTACAGCCCAGAGTCCTAATGGTATATCCTTGTTCCTCAAACCGTAGTTATGACGCCAATCTCGGGCACTATTCGAAATAGAATAGTTAACCCCAGCTTTGACTTCAAAAGTACGCTTTGACTGTCTGGCGTATTCGCACGCTGACCCCCATTTGGAGTCAGAAGCAAATGCGCTGGACATAGTCCTGCCAACAGACGAGCGACGTAACGGTCGGTTATCACCCTCAGCACCAAGCTGATGAGCGATATCCAACGCGGAACGTACTAGAGGAGTAAACGCGAACCTATAAGTAAGCCACACCTGCGCAATTGCGTCGGCACGGGCTCTTACCTTCGATATCTTATTAACTTCACCCTGAAAAGCCTTAGAAAGGCTAAAGAGTGAGTCAAGCGGATTACGAAGGAACT